TCCAGGCCGTGGGCCTGTTGATGTTCGCTACGTCAAGGCCGAGATCGTCGCCCCGAAGGCGTCGAGCGTAGCCTCGGATGCCTTCACCAGGGGTGAGAACAAGGGCGCTGATAAGCTGACCCGGTTTATCGAGCAGACGGATTCGCTGTCTGCGTCGCAGATGGCTCAGCTCCCGCAGCTGCGCTCTACTGGCGACGCTGGCGCGTTCGCTCATTTGTTTGAGTCGGCGAACAAGGAGTTCGCTGGCGATTCACTGGACGTTGTTGCTCAGCGCCGCCAGGCGAAGATCGACATCATGGGCGCAGCCCTGGGTAACGTCGACTCCATTCAGGCCGTCAAGGACCGTTCGGCTCAGATCGCCGAACAGATCCAGCGGTTCGGTGAGCCTCCTGCGACTACCGCTGCCTACGAGCTGTACGACACGACCGACTTCGGTCAGCGGATGATCCAGGCCTACAATGGTGGTGACCGCGACGCGGTCATTCAGCTGACCAAGGAACACGAAGACGAGTACGCGCGCCTTCAGCGCGTGATCACTGCGGCTGGTTCTACCAGTCAGATCGCAGCTGGCCCGCTGGAGAAGGTAGGGCTGATCGGCAAGGCCGAGAAGCTGGACGAGCGCTACACGGGCAAGCTCCGCGAGTCGTACATGTTCAACGGCCTGGCTGGCAAGCCGATACGTTTCGTGGTCGGCCAGGCGTCCACCCGGGTCCAGGGTTCCGTTCACGTCAAGGATCCGACCCGTGGGTTCGACGACCTTCTCTCGGTCGTCTCCCGCATGAGTCACACCCCAGCTGCTCAGCGACGCGCGCTGATGGACGAGTTCGTCAAGGCCCCGTCCGAGGCTGAGCGTCGCAACATCGTGGACAAGGTCGAAGCGACCATGTTCCGCGACGCAGCCAAGCGCTACGGCGTGTCCGAGAAGGCAGCCAAGAAGCTTCTGACTGAAGCGGGGGGACGCCGTTCGGCGTACAACCAGGGCCTGTCCGGTCGTTTGTACTCGGCCGCCGATACAACGGGCCTGGCAAAGGCTGTTGTTCCGGGCGGTGCCGATGCTGGCAATGGATTCACGGGCAAGCTAGTATCGTTCTACGATCCCGAAGACGATCAAGTCGATGTATTCGAGAAGGCGTTCTTGCAGACGCATATCGAGAACACACACAACGTCTCTGACCCGAAGGTTCTTGATCAGATCCTCAAGCGTGGAACCAACAGGCGGATGCTGGAACGCTGGGCCGAGGCTTATGCCCCGTCTGCCAAGGGTGCTGCCACCGCAGCGTCTGACATCAGCTCGATCTCTCGTGACACCCTGGACAACTGGGGCACGATGATCACCCGAGTCTGGAAGGACTCGGCTCTGATGCGCGTGGCCTATCCGGTCCGCGTGCAGATCGACACGCAGCTTCGTGTCATGGCTCACCTCGGGATGATGAAATACTTCCTGGACGGCAAGACCGCCCTTGGTGAGTACATGCTCCAGGGCCTGAAGGGATCCGATAAAGACGTACGTCTGGCTTCCGTCCTTGGCCCGCAACTCAAGGGCGAGCGCTCGTACCTGGGCGAGAAGCTGCTCGGCCCCAAGCCGGATACCTACAAGCGCATTCCGCTGAACCCTGCGGTCGACGACGAAGACGTTCAGAGAGTCATCTCTTCGTTTGAATCTACGGGTGGCGCTGCCGCAGACATTGGCAACGACATCTCGGCCGCCGCTCTGCGCTCTCGGCGCAAGGATGGGTCCTGGGGCAAGACGATGCCCACGGATCCGGGATGGTTCGACGCCTGGAAACGGTCAGCCGACCAGGTGCGTACGTCTCCTACTGCGCGCAAGGCGCTGGAAGACGACGACATCGAGCGCCTGAAGAAGTTCGTCGAGACAGACCCGAAGGCCAAGGCTGAATGGCTGAACTTCCGTGAGTCCTCTGACTCGGTAGAAGAATGGCTGGGCCGGATCGTTGCCCACAACGATCACCTGTTCCCGACGCCTGAGCTGCGGGCCACCATCCGCAACCCTGCGGAGGCCAAGGATCTGTTCGACCTGACGGCTGCGTCTATTCGCAAGGAAGCCAAGCCTGGCGCTCTTGCCGATCGCAAGCTCGGCAAGGAAACGTACCAGGAGGCTTCTAAGAAGCTGTCCGAAACGATGGCCAAGTGGAAGGCTGCTGAGCCCAGGTCTGCCGAAAGGCGAGCTCTGAAGGCTCAGGCTGATGAGTTCCGAGCCGCCAAAAAAGCGGCTAGGGATCTCCACACCGAAGCCAAGGATGTCGTAGAGCAGCTCAACCGCAAGCCCTCTGTGGGCGAGCGGACGTTCGCTACCGGCAAGCTCGAGCCCATGCCGGTTCACGGAGAAACATTCTCTCCGCTGACAAAGGACTCGTGGGGTGCTCGGTGGAACAACTTCCGCAATAGCTTCTACCACTGGGCTGCCGACGCTCCTGAGACGATCGTGGGGCGCAGCCCCATTTACATCGACTCATACAAGCAGTACATCAAAGACGCGGCCGACCGCCTCGGTGATGATGGTGTCGACCTTGTTGGTATCGACCGGATCCGTGCGGCTGCCGACAGGGCAGCGCGTAAGGAAGTAGCGAACATTCTGTTCGACGCTACCCACGCGAGCAACCTGTCGCACGGAATGCGCTTCATCTCCCCGTTCTTCTCCGCGTGGGAAGACACGATGAAGAAGTGGTCCAAGCTGATGACGAACAACCCGTCGGTTGCGCCGACCTTCGTCAAGGCCTGGAACGCGCCGAACCAGATGGGATGGGTTCAGGACCAGGACGGCAACCCGCTGAAGGCTGGCGAGCACGCCGCTCGCGGCGAGTACATCGTCATCCCGAAGATCCCCGGCGTGAACAAGATCGTCCCCGGCAATGGTTCGTTCAAGCTCCGCAAGGACAGCCTGAACATCCTGTTCCAGGGCGATCCGCCCTGGCTCCCGGGTAACGGACCGCTGGTTCAGATACCGGCCAACGAGGTCGTCAAGCGCTATTTCGTCAAGGAAGCCGACAACCCGGTACTGCACTACATCCTGCCGTTCGGCATTACTGACGATTCCATCGGCCGCCAGGTGATGCCTAGCTGGGCGAAGCAGGCCAAGGACGCCTTCGGTGGAACCAAGGACTTCAACCAGCAGTACGTCGTACTGATGAACCAGGAGCTCGGCCGCTACCAGCGAGGCGAGCGCAAGACCAAGCCTGACGCCGACGAGATCGGCGGCAAGACCAGGAACTGGTTCATCCTCCGAGCGGCGCTGAACAACGCTGCTCCGGTCAGCATTCAGCCGACACCCAAGGATCAGTTCTACATCGATAAGGCCCGGCAGTACCGGGCCGATCCTAACCGCAAGGGTCACTGGCAAGAGGATTTCTACGACGACTTCCCTGGCTATTTCGAGATGAGCGCCACGCTCTCGGTCAACGAGACGGGCCTTCAGGCGACGAACGAAGCGTTCGACGCTGCGAAGAAGTACAGGAAGCAGATCAAGGAAAACCCGAAGCTCGGCTGGTTCTTCGCAGGGGCTGATAATTTAACAGGCGAATTCAACCCGAACGTCAACACCTACCAGCGCTCGACCGAGGCTGGCAAGGGATTGAACTACCGTTCGACCAAGGATCCGTCTCAGGCCGTCGCGGACGTCCAGGAGCAAAAGGGCTGGATCGAGTACAACAAGGCTGCTACCTACATCAACCTCGAGTTGGAGAAGCGCGGTCTGACCATCCAGTCCAAGGGCGCCGAGGATCTGGCGAACCTCAAGCGCGCGTACGTTTCGTATCTTGGCCAGAACAACACCGCGTGGGCCATGGCCTATCAGCAGCGCGACAGCTCTGGTGTGATTCAGCTCCGGTCCGTCGCCGAGGATGCCTGGAAGAAGAACAAGGACTTCGCCAATAGGTCCGACCAGGTCCTGCTGAAGAATTACTTCGACGCCAGAGATCAGCTGACCGAGTTGAAGAACTCGGGCAAGGCGACCAATACCAGCGCTACAAATCTGCTCAACGCTTATGGAGCCTTCCTCGCCAAGAGCAGTCCAGCATTCGAGCAGATTTACAACCGCACTCTAGAGAACGATGACATCAGTCAGGTGGTGGGCTAGTGGCACAGGAGAATGGCGCAGGTGGGCTTGACTTCAGTAGCTTCATCAACTCGCCAGCCGGACGGGCCGCACTCGGCGGCGGCGCTTCCGCCGTCAATGCAGAGCCGAATGTCTACCTCGGTGGAATGACTGGTGATCACGAAGCGCAAGCGCCTGGTGGGTGGACTCGTAGAGAGCTCCCACTCACTCAAGCGGTTGGCGCTTTCTATCAGTGGTCGGACGAAGAGCGCGCCCAGTGGGGCAAGCGGATGTACGGCGCTGGCGTCATCAAGGATCCGAACGACTTCGATGCCATGCTTCAGGCCTGGACGTACGCGGTCAAGCAGACCGCGTCGTTCAACGCCGCAGGCAAGAAGAACCTGACGCCGTGGGCGTTTATGGACATGCTTGAAAAACAGGGCACGTTCAAGGGCGGGGCTGGCTCCGCCACTGCGGAGCCGAAGACCACGACGAACACCTCGACACAGTACTCAATCCCCAGCAAGTCTGACGCCCAGGCTGCGATCCGAACGCTATTCAAAGAGCAGCTCGGACGAGACCCGGAAGACGGCGAGCTGGACCGGTACACATCGATGATGATCTCGAAGTTCAAGGCCAACCCTGCTAGCACGACCACCACGACGACCACTGACCCGAACGGCAACAGCCGCTCGAGTTCTACCTCGAAGTCGGGGTTCAACCCGGCTGGCTACCTCGAGGATCAGGCTCAGGGCGATCCTGAGTGGGGCGCGTATCAGGCGGCCACCACCTACATGAACGCCCTCCAGGGCGCGATTGGGGCGGTTGCATGAGCGAACAGCCTGCGTCGAAGCCTGACGCCTTCGGCGCGATTGACACGTCGCTGGACGACGTCACTACCGGCATGGGCATGGATGCCCCGGACATCGACAACATTCTGCCATCGGCGGACTTGGCGACGTTCAGCGGAGCATTCAACGATGGCACGTCTGGCTTGAGCTTCTCTCAGATGTTGCAGCAGTTGTCCCGTCCGCCAGCCGCTGGGCCTGGCGTTGAAGGATCCGTGGGATCCGACGCGACCGGCACTCGTGCCGACGTCGTCGCCTACGCCAAGAAGTTCCTGGGAATGCAGTACAAGTGGGGTGGGTCCAACCCGTCCACTTCGTTCGACTGCTCCGGGTTTACTCAGTACGTCCTCGGTCACTTCGGTGTGCATCTGCCTCGCGTCAGCTACCAACAGAACGGCGCAGGAGAGCACATACCGTTGGGCCAGCTTCAGGCTGGCGACCTGGTCACCTGGGACAACTCGTCCCGCAACAACGGCGCGGACCATGTTGCCCTGTACATGGGCAACGGTCAGATCATGGAGTTCTCCCGGCCCGGCAGGCCGAGTCGGATCCGCAAGCTCGGTAAGAACGAAGGCGCGACCGGCGTCCACATCAAGTACGGGAAGGGGTAACAGTGCCGAACCTCAGTAAGGCTGAGCTCGCTCAGCAGTATGGATTTGCGCTGTCCTTCCTGAAGCATGACAAGTCCTTGTGGAAGCTGTTCAACGCAGCGGTCAAGGGTAACTGGGCTGCTGACCGCTTCGTTGCCAAGCTGAAGAATACCAGCTGGTACAAGAAGAACGGCGAGGCCGCTCGGCAGTACGATCTGCTGAAGTCCTCTGATCCGGCGTCGTTCAACCAGAAGAAGAACTCGCTGTACGCCCAGATCAAGGACGCGTCCATGCAGCTCGGAGCTACGGCTTCGAGCGCGACGCTTTCCAGGATCACTCAGAACGCAATGAAGTTCGGGTGGAATGAAGCTCAGATTCGCGACACTCTTGCTACTTATGTACGAGTTACTAACGGCGTCTATCATGGGTCTGCCGGGAATGATATCGAGACGGTTCGCCAGACGGCGTACCGCAACGGTGTCAAGCTCAGCAAGGCAACCGAGCAGGGCTGGGCTCAGTCCATAGCCAAGGGCAACAACGACGCTGCGTTCTTCCAGCGCCAGATCCGGAACATGGCGAAGAGCCTTGCTCCTGGTTTCGCCAAGGAGCTCGACGCTGGAGTCGACCTTCAGGACATCGTCTCTCCTTTCATCGAGTCCAAGGCGAAGATCCTTGAGATGAACCCCGCCGACATTGACTTGTTCGACAAGGACATCCGCTCCGCTATCAGCGGAACGAAGACGGATGGATCCCCTGGATCCAAGTCCTTGTGGCAGTTCGAGCAGGACATGCGCAAGGATCCAGCGTGGCTCAAGACGCAGAATGCCCAAGACTCCACTTTCGCTGTTGCTCACAGCGTCCTCAAAGATTTTGGATTTGACGCCTGATGGCCGCCAAGGACAACCTGCTCCCCAATGCGGCCAGGCGTAGTCTCGCAGGAGCAGTCAAGAAGAAGGGTTATCAGGGGTCGGCCGCCGCCAAGGCGGCCCTTGATGCCGCTAGGGCGAAGAAGAACGATCCTTACGGTGCGCTCTACGGTTCAGACCGTGACGCAGCCGTCGCCATCGGCGACCTCTTCGATTCGTACGGTCTTGGTTCTCTCGCTCCTCAGATCGTCAAGATGATCCAGGACGGCTTCGGAGCCGACGTCATCGCTATCAAGCTGAAGGAAACCAAGGAGTACAAGGAAAGGTTCTCGGCCAACGACAAGCGCCTGAAGGCCGGACTCCCCGTCCTTTCTCCAGCCGAGTACATCGCTACCGAGCGAGCGTACCGCCAGGTGATGCAGTCCGCCGGGCTGCCCATCGGCTTCTACGACTCGACCAAGGACTTCGAGAACTTCCTCGCCATGGACGTCAGTCCGACCGAGGTCAAGTCCCGGGTCGACACCGTAGCCGAAGCCATCAACAAGGCTCCTGCTTCGACCAAGGATTTCTTCGGCCAGTGGTACAACACTGGCGACATGATCGCTTACGCGCTCGATCCGAAGAAGGCCCAGCCTTTGATCGAGCAGCGCATCAAGGCAGCGGAAGCTGCCGCTACGGCATCCCAGCAGGGCTTCTCCCTGAACCAGGCGAACGCCGAGACCATCGGGCGTACGGGCGCAAGCCTGAACGACATCCAGCAGGGTCTGGGGTTCATCGGCCAAGAGCAGCAGACCACCGACAAGCTGTCCCAGATCTATGGCGGTGACAATGTGACGCAGGCCGACCTGGTCAGTGAAGCCTTCCTGGGTGACGGCCAGGCTGCGGGCAAGCGCAAGAAGCTTGCCTCGCAGGAACGCGCCACCTTCAGTGGCGGGTCTGGTCAGAGCAAGACGTCCCTCAACAAGTCTAGTGAAGGGTCAATCTAATGGATGGCTGGTCCATTCTTAGTGTGGCGCTTGGTATTTTCCTGGCCGCCTTGCTCGTAGGTGTTTGGAACGAAGTAATCACGCAGTTGCCGATTGGATTCTGATCATGAGTCTGCTCGCAATTGTTCTTGTGGTTATTGTTGTAGTACTAGTACTTCGGCTTCTTTGAGAAGCCAGGGCCGCATGGTGACAGGCGAGTTCGACTCCCGCCCGGCCCGCTGCCGCTTGGTTTTTACTTGGTGGCAATCATGGCAGCGCAAGACGCATTTGGCCAGTTCGGCGATCCTTTTCGGATTGGCTTCGGCCAGCGACCAAATAAGACTGGGCCGCATAAGTTTCTGACTTGGGTCAACATGATCCACCTCAAGCCTCTCGGTCGAGTTGCAGTCAATACACTTCGCGCCTTGGCTGTCAATCCACGCCTGACGGCGTGCCGCCTTCCACTCTCGCTGAAACTTCCTCAGATCGTCCTTGTTCTTGTATGGCATGAGTCGAACCCTATCACGCCTGGGACGAGAAGGCAAACAATGGTGCGTGCACATCTAAGGCAGAACTCCCCACAATAAGGGGAGGGTGCAGGTTCGATTCCTGCCACGCTCACTCCTTCACGGATCGACCGGCCCCGTTGAAGTGTATTTAGCCACCGGCAGTGAGAGCAGCGCCAGCCAACCCCGGACTGACCGCTCGGCTCACGGAACTATTTATGGGAGAAAAGCACCATGTCTGCTGACGACATCTGGGAAGACGACGACAACGACAACGACCAGCCTACCGGCTCGGACCTTGTCAAGCAGCTGCGTAAGCAGCTAAAGGAAGCGAACGCTTCTAAGAAGGCGTTCGAGGAGGAGCTTAAGACCCTCCGTCCTACCGTTCGCGCTAACCAGCTTTCCAAGGTTCTGGACAAAGTCGGCGTCGACACGAAGTACGCAGAACTCGTTCCCTCCGACCTTGAAGTTTCAGAAGAAAACCTCAAGGCGTGGGCTGAGAAATTCGGCTTCGTCTCACAGAGCTCGGCACCTACTGACGCGAGTGCAGCCACCGACACTAATTCGAGTGCTGCCGCTAATGAAGACCCCACCGCAGCTATGGCCGCCCAATGGTCACGCATTCAGAACCAGGCCTCCGCTACGGGGAACACCACCCCGGACGTGGAGAGTCAGCAGCTCGGCATGTTGCAGGCAGCTGCGACTGCCGCCAAGGGAAACCCCGATCTTTACTTCGAGTACCTCACGGGCAAAACGCCCATCCCCACTTCTGCCTGAGCATCACAGCCAGGCAGCCGACAAGACAGGCTGACCGGTGGCTAACCAGTACACCTCAATTCTTACCACGCCTGGTATTGGTGACAATACCATCAAGACCGCGTACGACCTTGCTATCGACATGGTCTACCGCGAAAACCCGATGTACCGCGCTTGGGCTGCCGACAAGTCCCCGGGTCACCTGGTGATGCCTGGGCAGACCATTCAGATGCAGAAGCAGCAGTTCTTCGACAGCGCGTCTGTCACCGCTGCCAAGACGCCGCTGAACGAGGAAATGGACGTGGACAGCCAGAAGCTGCCCCCGACCCTGACGGTCGACCTGACCGTCAACGAGTACGGTGCTGCGATCACCAGCACCAAGAAGCTGCGGTACTTCAGCTTCGCCGACGTCGACATGGTCGCCGCTCGCACCGTTGGTGCGCACCAGGCGGACGTGCTCGACGAGCTGGTCCAGGACTACCTGGTCACCGGTACTCAGATCCTCCGGGCTCAGAGCCGTTCCGCGACCAACCAGATCCTGGCTGGCGACACCATCCGCGCGAGCGACGTTCGCAAGGCCAACACCTGGCTGAACGCGAACAAGGTCCCGGAGTTCGGTGGCGGGTTCTATGCGGGTGGTATCCACCCGCACGTCCTGCACGACCTGCGGGAAGAGACGGGCTCCGGCTCGTGGCGTGTCCCGAACGAGTACGGCACCGACCAGTCCAAGATCTGGACTGGTGAGTTCGGCGAGTTCGAGGGTGTGCGGTTCGTCACGAACACCCGTACCCGTACCGCGCTTGACGGCGCGTCTTCGGCGAAGGTCTACCGGACCTTCATCCTGGGCCGTGAAGCCCTGGCCGAGGTCGTCACCGAGGAGCCGAACTCGGTTCTTGGTCCCGTGACCGACAAGCTCCAGCGGTTCCGCACCGTTGGCTGGTACGGCATCCTGGGCTGGGCTCTGTACCGCAACGAGTCCCTGGTCCAGATCCTTTCCGGCTCCACCGTGCCGACGTTGCAGACAGGTACGCCGTAATCTAGCGCAGTGGTTTCAGCGAGGTTGAGACCTGAGTAAAGACGCCCACGGACCGGGAGTCTTCCATTGTTCTATCGACTGATTGGTGAGTGTTGTGGCTGTTCCTCTTTTGAATGCTGTCAAGCATTGGGTCTGTCCCAACTGCCCCGCAGAGGATGTGACCCGAGAGGCGCAGCCACACACTCGCTATCACTCGTGCCCGGGACTGCACAACATCAGCGCTCCCATGATCCCCAAGGGGGTGGGAGCTTCGGTGACCGCAGTCGTCCGGGAAGATTACATCGGTTCTGAGAATCCTCTGATCGACGGCAAGGGCCGTCCGATCATGGCTGTAGTAACCACCAGGGATGACGGCCAGGACGTCGCAGTCATGGCACCAACCGCTAAAGGAAAGGCTGGCCGCTAATGGCCTGGACCGCTTCTAAGATTTTCCGGCCCTATGTGGCCGACTCGCTCAACCGTACCGCACCGTTCGACCTGAATGCTGACACCTTCAAGGTGGCGTTGTATACCAACGCCATCACGCCGGACCAGAACACCACGGCTGCACTGTCCGCGTACAACGCGACATCGAGCCAGTGGCTGACTGCCAACGAGCAGTACGAGACCGGCCAGTGGGCGCAGGGTGGTGTCACTCTCTCGTCCGTCGTGGTCGACGTCGCTACCGCTGGCGTCGTCATGTTCGACGCGGCAGACACCGCGTCCGGCTCTGCGGCTGACCTTGCTGGTGTGTACGGCTGTCTCGTCTACGACGACACGCTGACCACGCCCGTGGCAGACCAGGGCGTTTGCTACAACTACTTCGGTGGATCCAACACCGTGGTCAATGGCACGTTCACCGTTGTGTGGTCCGCTTCTGGAATCATGCGCTTCACACTCTAGGAGTCCTCCGTGCCGATCAGCGTCCTTAATCGGTGGTCGATTCCTCCGGCTATCACCAGTCGGGATCAGCTGATCTTGGGTGTTGATCAGCCGGGTCCTAGTAATACCGGCGTCCTTCCTGGAATTCCCCGGGTCACCGTCCCTGGGAACGTCACTCTCTCTACTCCTAATCAGGTCTACAGAGACAAGACAATCCTCGGTCGGCTGTCGATCACAGCCGCCAATGTCACAGTCATCAACTGTGAGATTCAGGGTAACACGACGCCAGCGTCTGGCGTCGTCGGCTGCACCAACGCAGCCGTCAGCAATGCAGTCTTCGAGGACTGCACGATCTACACGCTGAACCCTCACTATACCTGGGGTGGCGTTTACGGTCACGACTACACACTGCGCCGCTGTAACGTGTACGGCACCACTGACATTCTGAATATCGTCAACTCCAGCATTCCCGCTGCGAATCGCCCGTATCAGACGGGCGTCGTGGTAGAGCAGTGCTGGTTGCACGATCCGGTGTGGTGGACTGCTGCCGCAGGCGGCACCGTTCACCCGTCGGACACTGAGACGCATAACGATATCATCCAGCAGTTCGGTGGTCTCGGTACCGTCATCCGTGGTAACACGATTGACGCTCAGTACGCCAGGCAGAAGGGTCACTGGATGGTGACCAACCCGCTGGTAGAACCGTATACCACGGTTGCTCTTAATTCGCTGGGCGATGCTCTTAACGGTCCCAACCAAACGATCCCCGACCGGGGATCAGGTACGGCTGCGACCGGACGTTACAACACGGACGACATCGCTGCTCTGATGATCAACGCGACCAGCGGATATTCCGCCGACTTCGTCTTCGAGGACAACTGGGTCTACGGAGGAAACTACGCCGTCAACGGTGGAGGCAACTCCAACCCTGGTGGTGGAGTCAACCTCGGCAGCTTCAAGCGCAACAAGTTCGACCGCACACAAGGCACGCAGGGCTCCGGTGGCAACACCACCTACACCCTGGCATTCCTTGCTGGTTGGGCTGGAGCGGTTGACTGCCCGACGACTGGGCCTGACGCGAACTACTACATGGACGATCGTTCACTAATCACGGTGAGGACGTAATGACCATCCTCTCCAATAACGCCGAAGGTGGTACCAACGGCGTTACCGTGACGACCGCCAACTCTGGTGGTTTCTCCGGCGATGCTTTCTCCACGGTCGTCAATGGCTCTGGTGGTGCGGTCACATTCTCGAATGTGAACGTCTACCGGGGTGGCATGTCCATCCTGTTCACTCAGCCGAACGCAACGACTCAGTTCATAGCATTCGACCAGGGAGCTGGAACGTCAGCGTTCCAGGACTCGATCTACTTCTACTACCCAGCTCACCCGGACGTCACGCATCAGCTGGTGGACATCAGATACGCAGCGGGCGGTTCTTCTGGTGGCTTGTTCATCTCGACCACCGGTCAGATTCGGGTGGCAGCTGGAACGATTACCTCGACGTTTACCGCTGGGGTCTTAACCCCAGGGAACTGGTATCGAGCCGAATGGCAAGGGTCGAACTACGGTTCGACAGGAGCCACCAACCTCGCCGCCCAGGTCTTCTTGGCGGATTCGCTGACGTCTCTCCTGTCGACGACGGTAACTACTGGCACCACGACCGGCACTGTCCAGATCTTCCGCTTCGGCAAGCCCGCGTCTTCGGCGATCTCCAACTTCTCGCTGTACCGTGCTGACGACTGGCGACATTCCGACCAGGCTGGCTCTGGCCTCGGGCCGACCAGCCCGAACCTGTCGGCATTTCCTGCTACGGCTGAGGCAGTAGGCACCACGCCTGACGCCGCTCCTGCTGGAGCGCCTAGCTCGATCAGCATCACCGTTGAGCCTACGACGGCTCAGGCGACCGGCTCAGCGCCGTTCATCGCGGGTACGTCGTATTCAGTGGACCAGCTCGTTTCTGCGCTCGTAGCGGTCGGTGAGGCGTTTGACGCCGTACCGATGGTTGGCCCTGGACCTCTGGTCGCTGGAGCTACCGGCTCCGCTTACGACGCGACCATTGCTGGAACCAGCATGGTCACGGTCAGCGCTCAGCTGGCCGCTGCTACGGGCCAGGCATTCAATGCCCTGGTTCTGATCAACGGGACGTCGCCGCCTTCGGTGGCACCCGCCCTGGGTGAAGCGTTCGACGCGACCGTCTCGGTCGTGCTGGCAGCAACTGATGCTTCAGCTGTTCTGGCTGAGGCTCTCGGCCAGGCCTTTGATGCCACAGTCATCGCTGACTCTGGCCTGATCTACTTCTTCACCACGCCGACAATCCGCGAGCGCTGGGCTGGACGTCACGGCCTCTGGTCGCGGATGTACCTGGACCGAGGCATCTCGATCCTTCGGTACGGAGAGTCGTATCAGCAGATCGACGAGCCGTCGGCAGAGCAGGTGACGGCAGCTGATGCTGCCTACATTGGCGGTCGGACCTACCGGGTCACCAAGGCCGAAGCCTTCCGGCTTCGAGCCGCTGGCTACGGCCAGTGGGTAACGGAAGCTCCCGATCCAGACGAACACATAGAGGAATCCACATGACCATGTACACAGGCCTAGCCAGGGTCGCCCGGCGAACCGGTTACCCGGTTGTCGAGGTTCCTGGCTGGCGCACCCGCACCCGCCCGCAGCTGATGTCGGACGTGCGAACCATTACCTGCCATCACACCGCTAACGGCGGTGCGAAGGGCGACTACCCCAGCTTCAACACGGTGCTGAATGGCCGTGGTGCGGACCTTCCTGGTCCGCTGGCACAGTACGGCATTGGCCGTAGCGGAACCATCTACGTCTTCGCGGCTGGCTCGGCCAACCACGCTGGCGAGTCTCGCTCCGTGGACTACGAGAAGATCCACGCAATCGGCATTGAGGCTGAGGCTGTGGGCGTTCCCGGAACTCCGGGCGACTGGCCCGAGAAGCAGATGGATTCGTACGCCAAGCTGTGCAAGGCGCTGATTGAAGAGTTCGGTCTAGCAGTGGCCGATGTCCGAGGACATAAGGAAACCTGCGCCCCTCCCGGGCGCAAGTCGGATCCTAGCTTCAGCATGGATTCGTTCCGCACTCGAGTCCGGAGGGCAGTGCTCCCGGACGAAGCCACCACAGAGGATGATGACGACGTGAGTTTTTCTGACAAGCACGAACTGACCGAGGCTGACGTCCGCGCGTACGCGGACCCGGACCTTGAGCCTGGCGACAAGAAGTCGTACGACGAGATCGTTCGGTTCCCTCCGAGCGTTGCTCGCCTGCGGCGTGAGGTCGATGAGGACTTCAAGCTGGTCAATGCGAAGCTGGACGCTATCAGCACTGCTCTCTCCGCGAATGGGATTGCAGTGGCGAAGGCTGCTAAGCCGAAGGCGTGATTGCCGACCCGATTGATTGGTTAGTCGGCGGTGCCCAGTCTGACGTCTTGTACCGGTGGGCGACTCTGCTCCTGGTGCAAGGCGGATTCTGGTTCACCGCATGGCTGGGCTACAAAGGTATCAAGGCAAAGCTGGAAGACGCCAAGCAAACTGCTGCCATTGCCGCTGAAGGTGTTAAACCCATCTCCAACGGATTCGCCAAGGGCACCAAGGATTCGCTTGCCGAGATCAAGGAATTGATCTGCGAAGTCCGCAAGGACACTCGCCGGATCGAGGACAAGGTCGACACCCACATCCAGGACCATGCACGGTCTAGTTTAAAGGACAAAGAATGAACAGCTCGTTCACCTCCAAGCTCATCGAGAACGTCGTGGTCTCGTACCTGTACAGCGCAGTGACCCTGCTGCTGGCTGATGGTGCCGACTACCTCGACGTCAGCTTCCTCAAGGGCGTCGCCCTTGCGGCCATTCCTGCGGCACTGGCCGTCGTGAAGGGCTTCCTCGCCAAGCAGGTAGGCGACCCCGAGTCGCCTGCCTTCACCGAGTGAGCTGCCGCTCAGGCTGCCGCACCAAGGACCACTCGTCGTACGCTGCCTGCTGCCGGGATTCCGGTATGCGGGTGGCGTACGCGAACAGTGTGAACGGCCAGGACTACACCAAGCAGAAGAAGTGGGACGGCGAGCTCGAACGTTTCCGTTCGATGGAAGCGTCCGGCATCAACCCGATCGGCACCACGCACAAAGAGATGGACCGTTCGGAGCGGGTAGCCGAAATGGTTACCAACATGTCCGACCTCGGCTAAGGAGAAGAAGTGCCGTATCCTACGATCGACACATTCTCGTCATTGATTGACGAGGTTATCACGTCCCTTCAGGGGTACGGCACCGCGAACGACCAGGTCGTTACGCTGACCTCGGACATGCTCGGAACCGACCTGACTATGCAGGTCGACGACACGGACAGCATTTCCCGTGGACTGATAGAGATCGACGAAGAAATCATCTACGTCACCTCAGCGGACAACGGGACTATTACCATCCCGGCTTTCGGCCGGGGATTCAAGGGAACCACTGCTGCTGCTCACGCAGCCGGTGTTCCTGTATGGGTTGCTCCTACCTGGCCTCGCGCTGCTGTCGCACGCGAGATCAACAACACCATCAAGTCGCTGTACCCGCAGCTGTTCGGTGTGGCTACGGTCGAATTGGTGACTGGCGGATCCACCTGGCAGTACGAACTGCCAGCAGACTGCGAGCGCGTTCTTTCTGTTGAGCGCAGGTACGCCTACCCTGACGCCTGGTCCACCGTGAAGTCGTGGGAGACCACCTTCAGTGCTAACTCGGTGGACTTTCCCACCGGCAGGTCTCTCCTGATCGGAGAGCCGCTAGGCGCGAACGAGAAACTCCACGTCGTCTACGCTACCTTGCCGAAAGCTTTATCGCTTCCCGAGTCCGTCTTTACGTTTAGTGGCCTGGCCGCGTCCTGCCGGGACGTCGTTGTTCTCGGTACTGCTGCCAGACTGCTGCCCTGGCAGGACTCGGCGCGACTTCCCGTAGAGACTGTTCCATCGGATGCGCTTGACAACAACAAGCCTGTCGGCAATGCGACTCAGGTCGCCAGCGCCATCCGGCAGCAGTACCAGCTGAGGCTGGACCAAGAACGGCGAGCACTACTCGACCGGTACCCGACCAGATCACATAGGACTCGCTGATGGCATCGAACCGGAATTACTCTTCGGTCGCGCGAGCGACCACGCTGACCGGTTCCGTCAACGGATCCGCTACCGTCATTACTGTGACGGAAACCACGGGTTTCCCCACTGCTCCGTTCACGCTGGTCATCGACCCGGCTCGGACTGTTGAGGAAGCCGTCACCGTCACTGCGGTCGTCGGCTTGAACCTGACCGTGGTCCGTGGTGTGGACGGAACTGCTGCCAGCCCGCATGATGCTGGCGCCACTGTGCGCCACATGGCAACGGCTCGCGACTTCCGCGAACCGGCTGAGCACATCAACCAGGAGGTTGACGTCCACGGTGTGGACGGCGAGCTCGCAGGCGTGGACGCCGTCCAGTCGCTGGACAACAAGACCTTCATCGCCAACACTGATCACACTCCGCTGAAGGTGAAGAACGCCGTCGTCCAGACGGCGGACCTGGTACAGATCCAGAACAGCGCGGGGACCACCCTTGCCAGCATCAAACCTACTGGGCGTATCTCTACGCCCGGAGTGGACGGAACGAACTCTTCGACGTTCACAGCGGGTGCCGCAGGCACGGTTCCGCTGATCGCCAAGGGCGCAGCGGCTCAGACCGCGAAGCTGTTCTCGGCTCGCGACGCGGCCGACATCGAGCTGGCGTCCATCGCCTTCGATGGCGTGCTGACGGCGAAGTCCACCAACGTCAGCGGAAACCTCACGGTGTCTGCTGATACGCAGCTGAAGAACCTGACGACCACCGACTCTTCGTTGGCGAAGAACACCGATACCGGCGTCAGCGCCATGACGGTCCAGGCTGCTACTGGTACCACCGCCCCGCCTCTGGTGGTGCAGACTCCTGCCGCGACTCAGGTCGCAGGCGTCAAAGGTCAGACCGGTTCCTGGCAACTGTTCCACGGTGGCACTGCCGCCAACGTCGTCCCGTTCAAGATCCACGCTGGCGTGGACACCGTGACCATCGGTGCTGGTGCGTCGTCCCAGTTCGGGACGATCGACCTTACGCCGTACGGCTTCGACATCGGCCCCGTGATCTGTCTGACTGTGCGGCAGAAGGAAGCGAGCACGACGAAGCGTCGCGTCGCTGTCAACATGGCGAGCATTGTCACGACGTCCAGCGTTTCCTACCGGGTGTTTCAGACGCAGGGTGATCCCCTGCCGGACGACGAGACCTACTCTGTCCACTGGATCGGTATTCAGATGCTTCCTACTGTTGCGATTGGGTAATCATGGTATTCGAGGGTAGCTTCCTAGAGACTACCGACCCGGATATCAGTGAGTCCATCCCGACTCACATCTCGGGTCGGACCTCCAACCCGATCTATATCTCCAAGGGAGTCCTTGCTGATATCGCCATTGCGGAACTTCCGTTCCGGCTGGCTATCAGTGACCAGAATCCTTACCAGCGAGAGACCGCTGACTTCCGGCGCCAGCAGATCGACACGTCCGCTGAGCCGGGCGAGCAGACCTTGGCTCAGTGGTGGGTGCGCGACCAGGAGTCGTGGCACCGTGGAGCGGGAATCAACTTCTACGAACCCGGCAGCAACGAGGGTGTGACGAAGTACCGCTACGACTCTTCGGTCGGAGTCGACGTCTGGACCGAGGGTGAAGCCAAGCTGCTCCACAAGACGCCTCTCGTAACGGCCGCCAGTGGCGGCCAGAACGCTTACTGCACCCCGGCCAAGGTATCGGGTACCAATGTGGTGTTCATGGTCGTAGGAACGACCCTGAGCCGCTACGACGGCACGACCAAGACCGACTACACCGGCACCGCAGGCTCCGAGCCTGTTGTCGCAGGCTCGAAGGTTCTCACCGGTTCTACCGCTGGCATCCTCGCCGGTGACACCACCGGATCCAGCTTGAGCGTTCTGTGGGCATCGACCGGCGCGGCCGTTCGACCGTGGTGGGTCAAGTCCCGCATCATCGCCTCGAAGGCGAATGTCCTTTACGACCTTACCCTGGCGAGCGGAACGATCGATGGCAGTACTCCCAAACTTTACGAGCACCCCGATGCGAACTGGACGTGGACCGCTGTGGCGGAAGCGCCTGGTGCCATTCTGGCTTCAGGCTACTCTAATGGCTACGGGTTTATTTACCGTTTCAATCTTACTGACGGAGCTGCTGGCGCCAGTCCCACTGTAGGCGGCGCAAGCCAGGTAGCCGACTTTCCTCCCGGCGAGGAAGTACACTCTATTAAGAGCTATCTCTCTACCTATCTCGCTATCGGCACAACTCGTGGCGTCCGCGTCGGCTTGATGGACGTCGACGGTTCCGTTCAGTACGGGCCGCTGATCATTGAGACTGTGAATCCGGTCCGCTGCTTCGGTGCACGCGACCGATTCATTTACGCGGGTATTGAAGCGGGCATTGACGGCATGTCTGGCTGTGCTCGTATCGACCTCAGCCAGCAGGTCTCCGACCTGCGATTCGCCTACGCCTACGACGCGAACATCCAGACGACTGGCCAGGTCCAGTCGGTGGCCTTCCTCGGCACGACCGAGCGCGTCGCCATCGGAGCATTCGCCAAGGGCTTCTACCTTCAGTCGGCCACGCTGTACGAAGACACCGGCTACATCATGTCCGGCCGGATCAGGTTCGGCACAGTGGAGCCGAAGGCCTTCAACCGTGCCAAGATCAGAGCTGCCATCCCGGAAGGGACTGGCGTCTCGCTGACGACCGTGAACGCTCAGGGCGTTGAGGAGTTCATCATCCGCCTCGGCGGATCCTTCAACACGGACGAAGACCTGACCCTGAAGTCGGTGGCTGACACTGGCCAGGCGCACGCTCAGATTCTGCTGACGCTGGACTCCAGCGACGATGGTCTGCTTACGCCGACCTTGAACTCTTTCCAGGTAAAGGCGACGCCTTTACCCAGGATCCAGCGGCTGATCAGATACCCCGTCCTGATTCAGGACGTCGAGGAAGACCGCAACGGGAACAAGACGGGCAAGATCGGCGACGGCGCGCGCAAGCTCGCCGCACTGGAAGGGCTCGAGCAGGGCAGGTCCGAGATTCTGGTTCAGGACTTCCGCAACGGCGAGTCGTACTCGGCTCAGGTCCGGACCGTGCAGTTCATCTCAGACACACCACCCAGCAGGAACCGACCGAACTTCGGTGGACTATGTCTGATTACGGTGCTCCAGCTGTGAGACCTTAAGGCGTTTAGCGTATGACTAGTGAGACCTTGCCCCATTGGTTCTATAGAACCATCACCAGGGGAATGACCGGACCGGACGTCGACATCGTCCGGCGCAAGCTTGGGCTTGGCCCTGGCTCCTATGACCGCACATGCGAAGGAATGATCAGAGCTATGTCTACCAAGAACTCGAAGGCCAGCCTCGGTGAAGTGAACGACGAGCTCGCTGGTGTGCTCGGTGAAACCCAGGCCAGCCGCGCTGGCCTGGTCCCGGAATGGTACAAGCTGGAACTGCGTCCGGAGGACGTCTTCGACTACTTCGGCGAGGACGTCCGGTTACTGCGGGGACGCCTCGCCCTGGACGCGAACACAGACGTCTGGACTCCTGAGGTCGTGGACGCCGTCAGGCGCTTCCAGTCCCAGCACGGCCTGACGCCTACGGGCGTCGTGGACGAGGAGTTCGCCAAGGTTCTCGGCGAAGCGTAGTACCTAGCACTACCCAAAGCCCCGGCCTCCCTAATGGGAGGCCGGGGCTTTTTGGCGTTCAGCTTGCATCTTACTCAGTTGAGCAGGAGGGGGACTCTCCTTTTCAGATGTAGCGAACTGCGTACCCGGGCGCGGCCTCGAACCACGCCAATACTCCGAGGAGCACGGGGGCCTTGAACCCCTCCGGCCTACCGGCTGATTCCCCTTGGTGCACCAAGAGAGGTTGCCATCCTGAGCGATAACGGACGCTCGACCGCAGTGCTACTGGTGGGATTTGAACCCACGATCCTCCCGACTCCACGTCGGGCGCTCTACCGGGCTGAGCTACAGTAGCGGCGAAGGTGATGAGCCTTCGCCAGAAACCCCTTACTCCCGAGTTCATCACACTCGATCTGGGCTTCCGTGCTCCGTCCAGGAATCGAACCTGGCGCCTCTGAGGGTTTAGACCGCCAGCGCTCTCTCCACTGAGCTAACGAAGCTACCAGCTATTCGACGGCTACCACGCCGCCAGGTTGCTGCCCTGGTCCGTCGCAAGCGGGACGGACTAACCTGAACCACGGGAGAGTATGCTAACCATTACACCAAGCGCCGCATGGCCGAAGCCGCCTGGCTCGGGTACTGACCCCGTTCCTCTCTCCCCGTGGGTGGCCGGGGCTCGAACCCGGATCCTGGTCCTTCTCGGACCAAGCTCTACCATTGAGCTACCACCCTGAGTGGCTCTCATACCGCTTGCCCATTGGCTACGGCTTGAGCTTACCACCCGTTGACGCTGCTCCGCTAGCCGGTAGCGACCCGGTTCGTAGGGAGCTGAGCGTCAAGCTTTCGTTGCAGTAGAACTGTACCATACGCTACCCGCTCAGGGAAACGCTACTTCTCGTCACCCTCGCGACGCTTCGACCTCTTCAGCTTCTCCAGGGCCTCGCGACCCACCTTCTCGACCTCGCGCTTGGCCTTCGCCGCGCTATCAGCGCGCTTCTTGGCAGCTTCCTCGTCCTTGCGCCACTGCTCTCCAGCCACTGCTACCCCTTCTTCACTGCTGCGATGGTCTTCGCAGTGCCTACGATGGTCTGCTGGGCCGTGGAACTACCAGCAGTAGCTCCACGCTTGTTGTTCGTGTCGTTCGCCATTACTTCGTCCTCCCAGGACATTGCTTGATGTGATCGGACAGTTCGGCGAAGGTAAACCTGTCGCCGCAGGTAGCGCACTGGACTGTGTGCCACGGACCCTTCATCAGCGCTTCTCTCCGTAGAGCTTCAGCATGATCTTCTTGTGGGCATCCAATGCCCACTGCGTTCTGAAGTCAACGCCGCAGGAGCAGGTCATTTGAACAGACCGAGGAAGCTTGTGTCTGTGTTGCCTTCGTCGGTCGCGTCTTCACGCAGGCCGTTGTCCCCGTCCCACCAGTACGACGGCATGGGCCGAGCCGTGGGCTCTTCGATCCTAGCCGAATTACCGAAGAAGAAATCAAGCAGTCCCATTACTTTCCCTTCTTGTCCGGCTTGCGCGGCTCCGTCTTGCCCGTCTTCGGGTCAAGAGTAGTCCATCCTCCACCGAGCCTGTCGCCTTTGGCCATTATTTCTTCTCCCATTCCAGTGGTGGGCAGTAGCCCAGCTTCTTGAATTGCTTGTCGTGAATTTCCTTGCCTTTTCTGGTGACCAGGTTTCGGCAGTGAGAACACTTTACCCTGCCCTCGCCCAGTCCGTCAAAAAACCCCATCGCCTTACTTCTTCCGCTTCGGGCACTTGTCCGTCAGATGGACTCGTGCATCTTCCATCGTCTTCAGTTCGGCACCGCAGCCGTTTGGACACTTCACTTCACGACCTCCGTCTTCCCCGGCAGATGGCCTGGTGGGCCATCAGCGCTCCCCAGTTGGTTGTCTCGTAGTTTTTGCAGATGTCGCAGCGGTGCACTGCGTGCTTGCCCATTGGATCCTCCGGTGGCTATTGCTTAGCTCCGCACTTCGGACACTGGACCTTGGCCCAGTGCATCTTACCACCACAGAGCCAGCAGTACTTGTAGTCAGACTCCTTAGGAATTTCTGGTTCTCCCGTGAACGTCTCGGTAGTGGTTGTACAGAATGCTGGAGTCGAACGTCTCGAAATCACACCCCGGCATTCTGCATTTCTTTACCTTCATTCCGAATCCCACAGCAGCCATCACATCCGTGTATTGCCTCAGTCGACCTGCCGACAGATTCCCAATAAGGAATCTGATCGGGATCGGGGTGACCGATCCCGTGCTTGCAATGCCTCTCGAAGATACCACGATCGTCACGCCAGGTCAAAGGCCAGAGCCGCATTCGATGCGGCGTCGGCCGATGGATGACACAGGTCCGCTTGTAAAAACCATCCTCCGGCTGGCACTGACGCCAGTCGTGGACGTTGCGAAGCTGGATGCCCTCGAACATGGTGACCGTCACAGGTAGCGCCTCCTTCGGAGGGGCGGCCCAGCCGAAGTCGGTCATGGCATAACCCTGGCTGAGCATCAGCCTGGTGAACTTGGTGATCTCCGGTTCTACAACCACAACTCGTACGCTCCCCAGATGAACAGGGTGGCGCTGATCACGAAGATCAGCGCGCACCATCTCGCCGTGTCCGGATCGTTCGGGTCCAAGGTCATCAGTAGCTCCTGTCAGGCTGGCCCTTGCACACCGTGTTGATGTGGTCCTGGCAGTCGCCCTTGCCACGGAACTTATGCCCGCACGACGGGCACTGCCAACCTCCGTCAATTTTCATCGGCGTCATGCGAACTTCTTCGTGACCCAGACCGTGATCTCCTTCTGCTTCGGGAAGACTTCGATGAAGTCCCCGTCCCAGTTCGAACCGTCGTAGCTCAGGTAGTAGCCGGTCTTCATGAAGTACCGCTTGCGAGGCGGCACGGTATCGCTCGCGTTCCCGTGAACATCCTCCACCGAGAACACCACGTAGATGTCCTCCTGGCTGCCTTTGCCGCCAGTCTCCTCGTCGTCAGCAACCTCGACCTTGCCGTGGACGAAGGGCTTGAGCGGAGCGTACTTGCCCTCCTCGTAGTCGTAGGTCTGCTCGTTCTTCAGGCTGTAGCTCAGCTCACCCCAGCCATCTTCGAGCAGGTTCTCCTGGTTGAAGTACTCCTCCAGATCCTTCGCGGTGAAGCTTTCGAAGTCGGGCTTGGGCTCGTCGATGATGTTCAAGGTCTTGCCGACCTTTCCGTCCAGCGCTTCGCTGATGTCGTCAACACTGATTCGGTTGCCAATCATCAGGTTGGCAATGTCTTCTGCGGTGTAGCTCACGTCAGTTCCTCCAGTAGGTGAGAGTTGTTCTTGTGCATCTGTACGTAGTCGTACGCTGACTTGCGGTACCAGCCATAGTTTTTCGGATAAATCGGGACGACCTTC